CGCTACAGATTCTTTTTACCTAATCATGACACCATTTTCGAAATTTATCGAAAACACGATGAGGAGCTCTTAATCAGTTACATTAGTTTTTGTGTGTGTCGTAACCCATATGATAGATTTTATTCTGCATGGAAACACAATCACCCACATCCTGGTCCCGTGAGTATTGAAGAATATCGAAATTCTTTTAATCAATTTGTAGAAAAAATTGGTGTGCCAAGTAAAACTATACATTCGGAAATAAATCATGAACATTATTTTTCACAATATAAATTTGTTACTTTGAACAAACATGTCTTAGTAGATAAAGTTATCAGATTCGAAAGTTTACCACAAGGATGGAAGGACTACCAAGATGAGTTCAACCAAAAAAACGTGGTACCTTACAAAATGTCTTTGACATTGACCCAAGAAAACTCAAGTAAAATCAAAACCCCTTGGAGAGATGTTTATAATAAAAAATCCAAAGAAATTATATCCGAATTATATCATTTAGATTTCGAAATTTTCGGGTATGATAAAGAATTGCTTGGCTAAAAAATAATCCAAAAAAAAATGAACAACGTGGAAAACTCAAGTTTGAATGATATTAGATTTGTTATAAAAAGAAGTGGAGACAAAGTCCCCTTTGAAGAAGAAAAGATAAAAAACGCAATTATTAAGGCTATGTCTAGTAGCGGTAATGTAGATGAGGAAATGGCTGAGAAAATTGCTCGGTTGACAAAAAAAGGGGTTTTCAGAAATAATAAAATTAGCACGCCACACGTCGATGAAATTCACGATATGGTTGAAAATAAACTTATGGACAATGGATTGAATGACGTTGCTAAAGAATATATTATCTATAGGTCAAAACACCAACCAAATATCTTTACAAAAAGAGTGAATCTCAAACCCTATGAGTACCCAAATTTGGTAGAATACGTTGACGCAATTAGACACTCTTACTGGGTACACACGGAGTTTAACTTTACTTCTGATATTCAAGATTTCAAGGTCCATTTGAACGAGAAGGAACAAACTGCTGTACAAAGAGCGATGTTGGCAATTTCCCAAATAGAAATCGCGGTAAAAACATTTTGGGGTGACATTTATAAAAGACTTCCAAAACCGGAAATCGGAAGTGTGGGTGCGACCTTTGCAGAATCCGAAGTTAGACATGCGGACGCATACTCTCATCTTCTTCAGTTACTTGGATTGAATGGTGAGTTCGAAAATTTGATGCAAGTACCAGCAATACGTAGAAGAATTAAGTACTTGGAAAAATCAATCTCGAATTCCAAAGCGGTAGAAAACCAAGAATATTTTGAGTCGGTCGTTTTATTTTCAATGTTCGTTGAAAACGTATCCCTATTCTCTCAGTTTTTGGTGATTATGTCTTTCAACAAGCACAAAAATGTTCTGAAAGGGATGAGTAACGCGGTGGAAGCAACCTCCAAAGAAGAAAACATCCACGCGGAATTCGGGTTCGATTTGGTTAATCTTATCAAAAAAGAAAATCCAAGTTGGTGGACAACTGAGTTGGTTGAAGATTTAATTGAGGCAACTAAAGAAGCTTTTGATGCAGAATCTGAAATAGTTGAATGGATTTTTGAAAAAGGTGATTTGGATTTCTTAACAAAAAATCAAACAATAGAATTTATTAAACACCGATTCAACGTATCTTTGAATTCAATAGGAATTGATAATGTTTTTGAAGTAGATGAAAAGTTAGTTGAGACAACTGAATGGTTTGACGATGAAATTCTGACAACTAAACACACAGATTTCTTCAATAAGAGAAGTATCAACTACAGTAAAAAATCAAAATCAATTACACTTAACGACTTATTTTAATTAATAACAATTTATAACATGGAAAATAGACAACCTTTTGACTGGATTAATGACGAGTCAATCACATTTCTCCGCAGAGGATATCTCAGTGCTGGTGAAGAACCCTTGGAGCGTATAAAAACAATTGCAGAACATGCAGAAAAACTACTTGGTATCGAAGGTTTTGCGGATAAGTTTTACGACTACATGGGTAAGGGATGGTATTCCCTTTCCTCACCTGTTTGGGCAAATTTTGGAAAGAAAAGAGGTTTACCTGTAAGTTGTTTTGGGTCTAATGTTGGAGACAACATTGAGTCAATTCTCTATACTCAGGCTGAGGTTGGAGAAATGAGTAAAATGGGTGGTGGTACCTCAGGTTATTTTGGTAACATTCGAGGTAGAGGTGCGGAAATCACTGATAATGGTCATGCACCAGGAGCCGTTCATTTTATGAATTTGTTCCAAAGTGTTGTTGATAATATTTCTCAAGGTTCAACCCGTAGAGGAAGATTTTCACCTTACTTACCTGTTGAACATCCTGACATTATGGAGTTTTTAGAAATTGGTACTGAAGGGTTTCCAATTCAAGACCTCACCCATGCGGTTACCGTGACTGATGAGTTTATGGAACAAATGATTGCTGGTGATAAAGCAAAACGAGCGATATGGGCGAAAGTGATTCAAAGAAGAGGTGAAATTGGTTATCCCTACATTATGTTCACAGATACTATGAACAAGAAAGCTCCTGAAGTTTATCAGGATAAAGGGATGAAAATTTACAATTCAAATCTTTGTTCGGAGATTGCGTTACACAATTCCGAGGAAGAATCCTTTGTTTGTGTTTTGTCCTCTATGAATTTGTTACACTACGATGAGTGGAAGGATACAGATGCGGTGGAGATGATGGTTTACTTCTTGGATGCTGTGGTTTCGGAGTTTTTAACTAAGATTGAATCAATAAGAGACAATGGCACTATTGAAGGAAAGAGAGCATTTTTCTATCTCGAAAAAGCGTACAACTTCGCAAAAAGACAAAGAGCTCTCGGTTTAGGAGTATTGGGTTGGCACTCGTTGTTACAATCCAAAAATCTTCCATTTGATAGTCGAGAAACCGCAAGACTAAATGTCGAAGTATTCAAGTTGATTAAGGATAAATCCTACAAAGCATCTTCAGAATTGGCGAAGATGTTCGGAGAACCGGAACACTTGGTTGGATACGGAAGACGAAATGTAACCTTAAATGCAATTGCACCAACAACCTCATCCGCATTTATCTTAGGACAAGTATCACAATCAATCGAACCTATTTGGTCAAATTGTTATGTCAAAGATGTTGCTAAACTTAAAGTCACTATCAAGAATCCTGTTTTGAAAAAGTTATTGGCGGAGCTTGGTAAAGACAACAAGGCAACATGGGAAAGTATTAAGAAACACGATGGTTCAGTCCAACACTTGGAATTTTTGACTGAAGAACAGAAACAAGTGTTTAGGACTTTCGCTGAGGTAAATCAATCTTCAATTATCAACCAAGCGGCGGTAAGACAAGATTATGTTGACCAAGCACAATCTTTGAACCTTATGATTTCACCTGACATGCCAACTAAGGATGTCAACAAATTGTTGGTAGATGCTTGGCAGTTGGGGGTTAAAACGCTTTACTATCAACACTCAATGAATTCGGCACAAGCATTTGCTAGAAAAAAGTTGAACTTGAACGACCTCCACTGCGTGGCTTGTGAGGCGTAGTCGAAAGATATTATCTTTATGAATGAAAAACCCGTCACTAAGGTGTCGGGTTTTTTCATTTCTTATAAAAAAAACAAGGGTATATTTATGTGATATGGCAGATGGTGTAACTTATGGATTGGCGTTTCCTTTTGAAGATTCTACAAAAGGAGATTTCTTATTACTTACAGAAACACAATTCGCTCAAATTAGAAGTGACTTGGTTCATTTACTACTAACAAAGAAGGGTTCTCGTTATTACTTACCCGATTTTGGGACCCGTTTGTATGAATATCTATTTGAACCCTTTGACGGATTAACCTTCGATGCCATTGAGGCGGATATTAGAGATTCGGTCGAAAGGTACATGCCCAACCTTCTGATAAACAACATAACAATTGAACCCGCCGACCCTTCCGAGGAAGTTCCATTAGCAAAAGGAAAAAATGTACTTGTTGGAAACAGAGAAAACATTTATAAAGTGCCTGGTAAAGGTACCTCAGAATACACTGCAAAAGTAAGAATCGATTATGCTGTTGATAATACAACTTTTGCACAAAGTGATTTCGTTATCTTGAATATTTAAGATTATATGGCAAATCAAAGAATTTCCTATACTGCTCGTGATTATGAGAGTATCAGAGTAGAATTACAGAATTACGTTAGGACTTACTATCCTGATTTGATTCAAGATTTTAATGACGCCTCTGTCTTTTCAGTATTTCTTGATTTGAATGCCGCGGTTGCGGATAACCTTCATTACAATATAGATAGGAGTATACAAGAGACTGTTTTACAGTTTGCACAACAAAGGTCTTCAATCTATAATATTGCAAGAACATACGGGTTAAAGGTACCAGGTCAAAGACCATCGGTTGCGTTGGTTGACTACTCAATAACAGTTCCAGCTTTTGGTGATAAAGAAGATGAAAGATATTTGGGAATTCTAACGAGAGGTTCACAAGTATTCGGTGCGGGAATTGTATTCGAAAACCAATTCGACGTTGATTTTGCATCACCTTACAATACTTCAGGATTCCCAAACAGATTGAAAATTCCGAACTTTGATGCGAACGGAAACCTAATTAACTATACTATAACCAAAAGAGAGGCGGTTGTTAATGGACTGACAAAAGTTTTCAAGAGAGTTATTAATGCCAACGATGTAAGACCATTTTTTGAATTGTTTCTACCCGAAAAAAACGTTCTTGGAATTACAAGTGTTTTGTTGAAACAAGGAACCAATTATACCAACGTACCAACAGCATCTGAATTTTTAGGTTTGGATGGTAGATGGTTAGAAGTTGATGCGTTAGCTGAGGATAGAGTTTTCATTGAAGACCCAACAAAAGTTGCAGACCAACCCGGTTTGAAGGTTGGAAGGTATGTTCAGACAAACAATAGATTTATAAGTGAATACACTCCTGAAGGGTTTGTAAAAATGACATTTGGTGGTGGTACTACCTCAGCTCAGGACCAATTGAATGCTTTCACCAACTTAGGTACACCAATCAATATTCAATCCCTCAATAATAACTTTTCTTTAGGTTCAACACTTAGTCCAAACTCAACTCTATTTGTTCAATATAGAATTGGTGGAGGATTGTCCACAAATATTGGTACTAATGTTATCAACCAAATTGGAACGGTTTCTTTCTTCGTAAACGGACCGTCACAGACTATCAATAGTTCTGTTATCAACTCTCTAAGATGTAACAATCCTACGGCAGCAATTGGTGGGGCTAATGCACCAACAGTTGAAGAAGTTCGTAACTACGTAACGTTCAATTTTTCGGCACAAAAAAGAGCGGTAACTGTTAACGATTATGAATCATTATTGAGAAACATGCCAAGTCAATTCGGTGCACCTGCTAAAGTATCGATAACTGAAAATAACAACAAAATACTTATAAATCTTTTATCATTCGATACTTCGGGAAAGTTAACAAACATTGTTTCAAACACTCTGAAACAAAATGTTGCTAACTATCTTTCAAATTACCGAATGATTAATGACTACATCCAAGTTACCACGGCAAATGTAATAGATTTGGGAGTTGAAGTTTCGGTTGTATTAGATGCGACACAAAATTCAGGACAAGTAGTTTCGGAGGTCGTAAACAGAATATCTGATTATTTCAATCCTTTGAGTCGAGAGTTAGGTCAAAACGTATACCTATCACAACTTAGAAGCATTGTACAAAATCAAACTGGTGTTATTACGGTTTCTGATATTGTTATTACAAATAAAGTTGGTGGACAATACTCAGGCTCGGAGACTTCAATGCCATATTCGGACCCTGAATTAAAGGTTATAAGACCCGTTGATGACACAATTTTTGCGGAGCCAGACCAAATCTACCAAGTTAGATATCCTCAGAAAGATATTGTAGTTAGAGTCAAGAATCTACAAAATGTTTCTTTCTCTTAACACCTTTATTTAATTTTCAATCAAGGTATATTTTGTTTAAGTAAAACTGTG